TAAAAAAATCTATCTACACTTTTATCTCCATCAAAAAAAATACAATTTGTAAATCCTAAAGCATTAAAATCGGTTTTAAAAGAAACATTAGTTCCACCACTTGCAGGTTCACTAACTGTTAATGTGTTTGTTCTTTCAGGTTCTACTAATATATGAGGACAACTTGCACCTGTATAATCTAATCTAGGAACACCTGTTGCAACATTTACTATATCTCCTGATGAATCTAATCTAGTTGCAGTAGATGCTCTAGTAAAGTCCATATCTGCTGATATATATTCTTTTACTGATACATTGTCTATTGAGCCAATTAAATTATCTCCATTTAATGCTCTAAAAAATAAACTAGTTCCACTTGTAACAACTCTTATCCTATCTGTTCCACTTGTTTTTGTGAAGGTAAAAGTTAATTTAAAATTTGTAGAACCATTATTCCAATAATGAGCGTTATCCCCTTGTGTAAAATCAACATTTATTAGCATTATCACTTTGACCTGAACTATCAAAATTAGCACTCCCACCACTAATAGTCCAACCTGTTCCTTTAGTCCAATCACTATCTGTTGCAAAATTTCCATTAGTTACAAGTTCTGAACCTTCTGTTGGTGTAGGTAATACTCCAAATAATACATTTGACTTTACTCCATTAGGAGTTACCATTATACTTACATCATCTAATAAACTCATATTACGCTATTTGATTAATTGCTCTTAATTGTGTATTCAAACAAGGTTTTGCTTCAAAAGTTCCACTTCTTGCTTCTACTCTTGCCTTAAAAGCATCAGTAGTTGTAACTATAGAAGATTTTTTAACTTTGTTTCTCCCTAATAATATACCTAGTGCTATTCTCATTATGAATTTGCATCTCCATCATGCTCACTATAACCTATTCCAATACCATCACTTAAAGTTATAGAAGTGATTCGCATTAGTAACTGAGTACCTGCAGGCATTGTCGTTTGTAAAGCACTCTCTCCTGTACATCCATCTGCTGTAATAGAACTAATTACTGATTCTACTGGAAAATAAACACAGTAAAAATCTGTTGATGTTTGTGCTGCAGTAGTAAAAACTTTTGTTCCACCACCTTTCCCTAACATTTCAAATAGTAAGGTGTTATCTGTATCGTATCTGCTCATTATTTTTTATTTTTTTTATTATTAATCTGTAAATATTTTTATTATTGCTCCTAAAGTTATGCTATATATAACCCACATTGCTTTTACTAAATTCTTCCTCATCATTGTATTTCTGTTAACTCTAGCAGTAACACCAGTATCAGGATTTAGTAATTTATCTGTTAACATATCTAATTTTACATCTATGTTATCTATTTTATTATTTATAGTATTTATATCTTTTTTCATAGCCACTATTTCTTCTTTAGTTGTCATTAGAACGCTGTTGTTTGAATGTTAGTGTTAAAGTATATTGTAGAACCTGCACTAGATTCTTTAACCATTGGAAATATAATATCTCCTGCTGCTAATGCTGCAGTAGTTATAGTTGTTTCATTTATAGCAATCATCTTGTCATTGCTGTTGAGACCAGTTAAAGCAATTTCATCAATAACTACAGGCTGAAGAGCAGAAGCATCATCTGCTGTTGGAGTTATTTTACATAATGCAAGTGTTATAGTATTAGTGCTATTTGCTGTCATCCAGCCAAAAATAGCAGTAACATTACAGGCTTCAGGTATAATACAACCTTGACCTATTCTAAATGCCTTTGTTACTGTTAAAGTTGTTCCTGCAACAGTTGCAGAAGTATAATCTACAGCCATCTCATAAGGAGACCTATTATCTGCTATATCCTCTCCATAAGTGT